AATACACAGCTACTGCTGAGAATAAGATAGAGAACCCAGCATTTAATATTTGAATACCTATGAAGATACTAAGGACATCTAGCAAAGAACGTATGGCAGCTAGGAAGAACCCTGTAAAGCATCCGATAAGAAGTAGCTCAAGCATGAGCCTATCCTACTACGTATTTGGCTGTGCTAGGTATATGGCGTAGGTAGAGCCGCTGGTAACCCAGTCGTCCAAAGCACCTTTAACTAAACGAGATTGGATAGCTCTGCAGTTTTTGTAGTAGTGGCTACGAGCCTGGTTAGGGACATTACCTTCCCAGAACAGGTCAGAGCCAGGGATAATACGTCCATTAGTTCCGTCAAAATAATCTAGTACTAAACCAGAGTTCTCAAAAAGAGCTTCCTTAACCAAAACAGTTCTAGAAGACGCGTCTGCTGTCCAAGTTAAACTAACGGTTGCATAGGCTGCCGTAGCTGGGGCCAGGGCAGAGACGCTTGGACGCGAGTAGTCAGCGCTAGTAAATGTAATAGCCTGAGTGTTAGTAGACAGTAAAGTCTTTGATGAGTCGTACCATAAGATGTTTATAGAACCACTACCGCTAGTTTGAGTCCCACCCTTAACATACAAGCTAAATGTGTAGGCAGAAGTAGGATAAAAAATCTTCATATACTGAGTGTTGTTAGTAAAAGAGCGAAGAGTCACAACACCAGAGGCAGTTGATGTTAGTGTTGTAATATCCGCTGGTCGTGTAATAGTACCGTTTACAATAGACCAAGGTGCAAAGTTGCTACTTACGTTAAAAAGAACAGGGTTAACCAACTCATTGATTCGGTTAGCTTTAAGAGTGATGTGTGATTGACGAGCCTCATCAAAGTCAGTAACACTGCTAGCTTGTTCAAATTGGCAGTTGTCAAAATAGTGGCGCTCATTAGATGCCGCGTTAGCTACGTTAGAAACCGTAATAACAGGAACCGCGTAGTAAGACTCTTGAACAAGTTTTGTAGTAACAAGGAACCCAGAACCATTAGCGCTACCAATGTCTGTCTTATTTAAAGTAAAGACTGTTGTTGTATCCGCACCTTTACCACCGTTAATAACGGCAATAGAAATAACAGCTCCACCAAATATAGTTACGTTAACTCTTGGAAGAATCGTAGGTTGTTTTCCAGATACGTAGGTTAACGGCACGTTTGCATATGTTCCGTCTGTATATAAGGTTCCAGCTGTAGTGTTATATGGGTTAAAGGTAATGTTACATGGAGCTGAAGCAGACACTACCCCTCTTGCAGAGAATGAACCCGCAACGTTAGATACAGAGTTACCAGTAGTTGTAGACATAAAGGTACCAAGACGGTCGTACCAACTAATACCCACAGTAAAAGTTCTAGAGGTTACGCTAGCGGCTGAGTACGCGCTAAAGGTGTATTGGTCTCCAGATGTTATTGGAATGCCGTAAACAATAGGGTTAGATGTTCCACAACTAGCGGTCACTACTGCTGCAGTTGAACCAGCGTTACTTAATGATAGATAGCCTTTTTGCTTGTTTGGGTATAAGGCTGGAGCAGTAGGTTCATTACGAGCTGCTGGGTATGGGGTAACAGTTGGGTAGCTTTGAGTGTCTGGGTTAAATGCTGACACCAATGCAATATTAGGAGCCACAATATTTACGTCAATACCTGTTGGGTCTGAGCCTGTAATAGCAACAGGGGTAGCAGAATTAAACTTAGGAATTTTAAAACCACTTAATGTTACAGAATCTCCAACAGCATATCCATTAGCTCCAATATTTAAGTGAACGGTATTGGAGTTTACAAAGAAAGAGTTAACCGTGTAAGACTTAATCTGGCGTAAGGTACCGCTGTTGTCTGTAGATGCCCAACGTCCAATACCCTCTTCAAACGAGGAGTCGTTGTAGTCCAGCATTAAGTTGTGACTTGATGTAATACCCTCCACTACAGGGTTGATAGACCCTTCAATTGGAGAAGGGCATGCCCATCCAGTAAATGCTTTTACGTATTGTCTAACACCTTGTGAGGAACCTTTTTCTTTTGATAGCTGCACAGAGTCACGTACTAATACTCTTGAGTTTTGAAACCCAATCTCAGGTTCAAAGTTAATACCAAACTGATTTAACAACAAAGGAATAACAGTGTTAGACATCTGTTCAAAGTTAAATCTTTCAAATAGAGTTTCAACCGTGCCCTTAATGTAGTCAAATTGATAACCAAACAAAGATAAAAACTCTCTTAAATCACTGTTGTCGTAATTTGAAGACGCTACATAGGGAGTGGTTATCTTTGTAATTTCAGGCATTAAATCATATAGTCGGTTTCCGCCACCATAGTTAGGTACAGCAAACCCAATAACTTTACCCGCTAGAACCCAAGTGTCCTGTACAGTTTCGTTAACAAAAATAGAATAGTAGTAAAACTTTGGTTTTTGTAAATTTACAGTATCAACATATGAAACATCGTTATCTGATTTTTCAGTAGTAAATACGTTTATACCATCTGTTATGTTTACTGGAAATCCGTACGGGCTTCTCATCAGCTTTAGGGTGTCCCAGTCTCCGACTGGTTTTGCCCAATTAATTGTTATCTGCAGGTATCCAGAAGAGATAGCCGTTACTGGAGAAGCATCAAAAGTTAATGGGTTATCGCTACCATAGTAACTTAGGGGGAAACTAGGGGAGCTGTAGTAATCAAGACCGTAACGTGACATCCTATTCGATGCCTCCAGTTACCGTTAGGTCAAAGGTACCTAGTTGAGGAAGCTCATTAGTTGAGCAGATAATATCTCGAACGGTAAGAACTGTTACCTTTGCTAGTCCAGTTACAGCAGTAGTAAGTACGTTAGTAGCAATACATACGTAGCTAAATGTTGTTGGGGCTGTAGCCGTAATAACGTATGTGCCATTAAACGTATCATCAACGTTAGTGATAAGTACGGTCTGACCTACAGATAGGTTGTGAGTAGCGGACGTAGTTAGTGTGGCTACGTTACTTGTAAGTATCTTGTTATTAATAGAGAACGTTTGTTCTTCATCTCCTCGTACCATCTTAATCACAGAGGCTCTTGATACACCAGCCACTGCATTAGCAGAGCTTAGAACATCTTGTAGATTAATACGGTCGTTAAATGCCACGTTGTCAAAAGCAAACAACTCTTGAATAGCAGACTGAATGTCTGCTGTAACTTTAGCTTTAACATATTGCGGTAAGATAACACAGTCAAGTTTAAGTTGAGCAGGTACGTACTTAGGTGGTTGGAATGTCAACGTTGTGCCTGGAGGAGTCTTATCTGAGAAAAAGGTATAAACTTTCTCAACTAAGTTGTTAAAGACAGTTGATGCGGTCAAACCATCAGACTGAAGTCCAGAGTCTCCATAAGGAGCTAAGTAAATAGTAATGCTGCTATAAACTTCAGCAATAGAAATTGCTTTAGCCACTCCCTGTACTTGAACAGCAAGAGATGAATAATCAGCCAACGATACAGCACGGCTTAAAGCTCTGATACTTTGCGGAGCGTTTACTCTGATAGAGTCAGTTGTTTCTGGGTCCGCTCCACCAGATGCTGCTCCAGAAATCTCACCCACGTTTTGGTTCACAACAGTCAACCCAGTTACCTGGTTTGTAAGAATGAACTTAATAGTGTTAGCTGATACGTTTCCTTGAATTCCTCCGCCTACACGGTAGGTAGCAGTAATTTGAGCACCATTAGCTGGAATACGACCGCTGATTCCATCTCCAAACGTTACATATGTAACGTTATCAGCATCAGCTTCTGCAATAAATACTGGGTCAAATTCTTGGTAATCAATTAGGTAGGGAACTTGAGAGTAGTTAACTCCCGCAATAGTTAAGGATACGCTTCCGTTAATAACTGGGCTTTGAGCTAATTCAAATATTTGGTTAGGGGTACCGTTAGATACTCCAATAACTTCATTAGTAACTGTCTCACCTTGAGTTGCAGCTACAGTTGCTGAACCGTTTAATGCCCCAACTTTTGCTGGCACAGTTACAGCCACATCTGTTTCAAATATAACCTGAGTTCTTTGTCCGTTGTTTACTACGCTAGTAGCTACCTGAGTCTTTGCTGGTACTGTAATTGGGTCCGCAGTAGAGTTCTGAAATGTAAGAAGTACAGTTGCTGGAGTTGCTCCTGTAGGAACATACCCAAGAATTTTTGCAATATTAAGTACGCTGCTTTTCTGGCTAGCGGTAGACAAAAATGACTCATTAAGTGAACGGTCAATATAAAAGTTTAGCTCATCAGCAACATATGAAAACAGTTCAATCAGTGTCATACCAAAGTCTGAAGGGTCGCGGTTAGTCCACTGAGGCGCAAAGTTAGGGATAAGGTTGATTAAGTCTGCTCTTACAGCTTCGTAATCTCTAGATGTATAGTCTACTTGAGGCACAAAGTTATCAGCCATTTGTTGGTATCTCCCTTATAATTTCCCCTGCTCTTGTAAGCAAGTCTGTTTTTATGTTTAAATCTTGGATAATGCTGTCGCCACCCATATTATAAAATACTTCAAACTCTAACCCATTATCTGTAACAGTTGGGTTAACGCTAATTAATGTAAGGTATGGAAACCATGTAGTAAAACATCCTGAAACGGCATTTTCCACATTAGCAATTGCGTCATTTTCATTTTCAAAAGCCGCTCTATGAACATAAGAACCGTAGGTCGGTCTCATTACTCTTTCATCAAAGCTAGTCATTACAGCTAAAACTACTCTGTCTTGAATAATCTTTTTCAAGTCTGTTGTGTAAGAAATTTCTCCAGCACTATTAAAGGAGAAGGGCAGGGATATAGCGCGTTGTTCAGCCATCTAACTCAACTCCCATCCATACTGGATAATTAGGGTCTCCGCCTATAAACATAACCCATACTTTTTGACCAACTCTAGGTACAAGTCTATGGGGTGTATGCTCAGGAGTCTGGTTTGTCTCTTGGTCATCATTCCATTTTTCGTCTTTATCCTCGGCAGTTTCGTGCTCATGGTCAAGGCTAAGGCTGTTACCTGTGTGGTTATTAGTATGAGTTAAAGTCTGGGTAGCGCTGAAGGTATGAGTGTGGGAACCAAAGGTGCTTACCGTTGCTCCACCTGTAGTACCTGATACCGAAACTGAGTGGTCTCCATGAGCATTAAGCAGGGCAGCTACCTCAGCCGCCAAGTGCTTTTTATGGTCAGGGTGGTTAGAGTTAGCAATTACTGGAAGGCATGGTCTAGCCCACTCAGTAATCTCCTGCCCCATAACCTGGGGAACTTGAAGCTTGATACGGCTATCGTTTTCTGGGTCGTCAACGTCAGCGCAGATACCTTGATAGATACCGTAGAACTTTAACTCATCCATTAATTAGCTTTCTTTTGCAATCTTGTAGTAATCGTTTGAGGTCTTCTTTTCTCTACAAACGTCACCTTTTTAACAGGTGCTGTTGTTTTCCATAAAGAAGGGGCTCTAACACCAGCCACTGGTTTTGCTCTGTTTCCTATCTTACCAAAGCTTACCGTATTACGTTTATTTGATACAACGTTATTTTTTATTATTTTAGACTTTGGAACCACTTTAGTTTGTTTAATTCCAGGGTCAATTTTTCTTATCTTAGTTGATGGTGGCACTGATACCAAAGACCCGCCAAAACTTACAGCTTTACCTAAAGAGTCTGTACCTAGAGATAACTCAGTTACATAAGAAAATACGTTAGTTTCT